AGGCCGACTCAAACAAAGCAAATGTAGCGAAAGGTACTACAAATGTCTGAAAAGCAAATCAATATGTCGGATGCTCAATATATTCTGAGCACAAAATTAATTCTGGTGCCATTTCTTCAAATTAAGATTTCAAGAGCCATGGCAATTTATGGTTTTACTTTTGAAAGATTAAAAGCGATTGCACTCATCAATTAGAACTTAATTTTTAACCTTAGCACCTTCGGGTGCTTTTTTTGTGAGAAGAAAATGATCAAAGAAGTAACAGAGCAAGAGTTAGCTGAAAAGTCTGTGGCACCCCGAGTAACTAAAGCGCAAATTGATTCATTGATGGAGCGTGTTACATATACGGTTGAGCAACGCCCCGGTGGCACGACATCTACTTTTGTCCATGCATTTTTAGATGGAAAGTTTTTCCTAGCAACGGGTTTTAGTGCATGTGTGAATGCTGAAAACTTTGATGCTGAAATTGGTGAGCGTATGGCTCGTGGAAATGCAGAAAAGTCAGCTGAAAATAAACTTTGGGAGCTAGAAGGCTACCGTTTATTTGCAACAAATTACTAAGTTTTCAATCGAAATTTAGCGTCCTTAGGGGCGCTTTTTTAATGCCTTGAGATAAGTCTTTACCCAATCAAACGAGAGGTTTGAACATGTCATTGCCATTTATTGTTGATTCACTTGATGCAATCAAAGAAGAACACCGAGCTTTATATGTCGAGGAAAACGGGAAGTTTCGCCTCGACTTAGAAGGTTATGAAGATCCAAAAGGTTTGAAATCTGCACTTCAAAGCGAGCGAGATGCTGCTAAGAATGCAAAGTTGGAACTTCAAAAACTTCAGAAACAATTTGAAGGAATTGATCCTGAAATTGTTAAGAAAGTCTTTGCTCAAATTGACCAGGATGAAGAGGCCAAATTAATCGCAGAAGGCAAGGTTAACGAAGTGATTCAGAAGCGCACCGAGAAGATGCGTGAAGAGCATGAAAAGTTACTGAAGGCCGAAAAAGAACGTGCCGATAAAGCCGAAGCTTATGCTCAAAAGTTCAAGCAATCAGTAATTCAAAGCCAAATTGTGCAGGCTGCAATTGAACTTGAAGCATTGCCAGAAGCGACCCCTGATATCGCCTTTTTAGCTCAGTCAAAGTTTGCATTAGATGAAAACGGCAAAGCTGTGGCAGTTGATGAAAACGGGGAAGTAGTCATTGGTAAAGACGGCCAAACACCGATGACCCCAAAAGAATGGGTTGAATCTCTACGCGAGCAAAAACCGTATTACTGGCCTAAACCTAATGGCATGGGCGCACCTGGTAGCAACAATTCAAAAGGTCAGCCAGACATTCTCAAAGCAGATGGCTCGGTAAATATGACCAAATTGGCGCAATTACGAAATGAAAACCCGCAACTAGCTAAAGAGCTAGCGGCAAAACACGGTATTAAACTTTAAGGAGTAAAGCCTAATGGCTGAGACAAAAATTGCTGATGTAATCGTACCTGAGTTATTTACTCCGTACGTATTAAATAAGACTGCCGAGAAGTCTGCATTATGGCAGTCAGGCATTGTTGGGGAGCTTGATGAAAAAGTCGCTTTTGGTACAGAAGGCGGTACCACAGTAAATATTCCTTTCTGGAATGATTTAAGCGGTGAGTCCGAAGTACTTTCAGATGGTAAAGCTCTTGGGGTAAATAACATCACGGCTGGTAAAGATATTGCTATTTTGCATGCCCGTGGTAAGGCTTGGGGTGCAAATGATTTATCTAAAGCATTATCTGGTGATGACCCATTGGGTGCGATTGCTGATCTTGTAGCAGATTACTGGGCTCGTGAATTTCAGGGGTTTACCGTAAATACACTTAAAGGTGTATTTGGGTCTGCAAGCATGGCAGGTAATACCCATGACATTTCGGCTGGTACTGGAGCAGCAGCCGTAATTGATGGTCATTCATTTATCGATGCATCTTATAAATTGGGAGATGCTGTTGATAAATTAACAGCGATTTCAATGCACTCATTCACAATGGCAGCACTAGCCAAGCAAGGTTTAATTGAAACTGTGCGTGATGCTGATGGTGTGGTGCTTTACAAAACTTTTATGGATCGCCGTGTGATTGTCGATGACGGTATGCCAGTGGATGGTGATGTATTTACCTCTTTCTTGTTTGGCCAAGGTGCGATTGGTTTCCAAGATATTGGTGCACCAGTTGGTGTAGAGACTGACCGAGACAGCCTAGCAGGTACAGATATTCTTATTAACCGCCGTCACTTTGTATTGCATCCTCGTGGCATTAAGTGGGCAGGTGATACAGGTATTGCACCTAATAATGCTGGTCTAGCAACAGCCGCAAACTGGGAACGTGTCTACGATCCTAAACAGATCCGTATTGTGGCATTCAAGCACAAGATCAAATAACAAAAAGGCGGGTAACACCGCCTTATCTTTTTGGAGATCCACATATGGGACTTTCATCATTTAACCGTGCACGGGAAAGACAACAAATGACAGAAACAAAAATTGCTGAACTCGAAGAACAACTGGCAACAGTAAAGGGCGAATTTATTGCCTTTCAAAATGATACCGAAGCAATGAAAGCACGTATTGCTGAACTTGAATCAGGTGAAGGTGGTCAAACACCTGAAGATGACCAAAAACCAAGTGATACTCAACCACAACCAATTAACTATGCTGGTCTAAAAGTAGATGAGCTTCGAGCTGTACTAACTGAAAAAGGCATTGCATTTGAAGCAGGTGCTAAAAAAGATGAACTTTTAGCATTAATTCCAAAGGAATAATTCATGAGCTTTATCACTGAACAAGAAGCGATAGAACATGTTGAAGGCTTTGATGCTTTATCTGCCAGTGATAAGGCTCAATACCTCCAAATGGCCGAAGCATATCTATTAGCACGTAACGTTAAGCCTTATGAAGATGCTACCCAAGTACCTGAACCTTTAAAAACGGCCTCCTATCAAATCATCAAGGGCATTATGAAAGGTGATCTATATCAAGGGCAGGAACAGGCACTAAAACGTAAGAAGGTCAAAGCTGATACGGTTGAGACCGAAAAGGAATATCAGGACGGATCAGTAAAGCTTAGTGCAATCGAACAATTCATTCTTGATTTGATTAAGCCTTACAGCAAACGAAAAGCTGTATTTTTTGTCAGGAAAATTTAAATGGGCTTACGTGAAGAAATTCAGGCAGATATTGCTGAAGCATTTAATGATGATTTAGCGGACGCCGTTCATTCATTTACTTGTGACCGGATCTCAAGAAAAGATTGGGATCCTAAAACTGAAACTTATGTCGAAGTTAAAGAAAACTATTCTGGTCGTGGCGTTCTGTTTGGCTCATACAGTCAATATGAGATTCAGACGCTTGGAGTACTGGCCACAGATAAAAAGGCTACAGTGCTGCAGAATGAAGTTACCAAAGAGCCAAAGATTGATGATGAGTGGTTAACAGCCTTAGGCTCATTCCGGGTAATTCATATTCAACAGGATCCAGCTTCTACTATTTGGAAATGTCAGTTGAGGAAGGTATAAGCTTGTATTGATTAATTTAGTTGATTTAAGCTATATACCTATTTTTAAAATACTTTCTTGGGGAAATTATGGGGTATATCGTTAAGTTAACCGATTCTGGTAAATATTTAATTCCAGACAATGAGGGATTGCTTACTACAACAGATTCAAAAGAAAAAGCTGTAGAATTTGGTCAAATAGATGATGAAGAGTCTGCTAAGTTAACTGCCCATAGTTTTAGTGGTGGAATGACAACTGGCGTTGATTTCATAATTGAGAAGGTGTAATTAAATTATGGCAACTCAAGCATATGTAATCGTCATTGAAATCCCAGAAAAGAAATGCCCAAATGTAAGAGGCAAAGCTAGTCTAATTAAAGATGGTAAGGCAAAAGTTTATCTTTCAAATAATACAACTTCTAGAGATGCTGAAAATGGCTTTGACCGATATGGAGTTACAGGTGGTCGAAATGCTGTAGTAGTAACTGAGGCAACATTTCCAAAATACGAAGAAGAAATTACTAACTATCTTAATCGAAGATTTGGAGAAGACTGGTCTTTAAAATTAGAAAAGTGCTCAGTTGCATAAATTAAAACCCACTTCGGTGGGTTTTTTAATGGGCGCAATTTAGGAGTTTGAATGGTAAATACAAACTACGTTCCTTTGTGGCTTATCTCACCATTTCAGCATGTGCATTACACATTAGTTCGAAATCAACTGCATATGGATTTGCTATTTGAGGACATGAATAAGGTCGATCAATTCTTGTCTATTGAAGGGGCTGCAGCTCAGGTTGATTTCTATTCCGAAGGTGCATATGCAGTTGTTCAGCTTGGTGATACTTCAGAAAGAAATCAGATTGAAGTGTATGGATTGCTTTTACATGAAGCTGTTCATGTCTGGCAAAAGATTAAAAAGCTCATGGGTGAACGAGAACCGAGCTCTGAGTTTGAAGCTTATTCAATTCAGGCGATCGCTCAGGATCTCTTTAAGATGTATGAGGAAAGCGAGGTTAAAAGTCATGGGGTGGAAGGGGAAAAAGCCGACTAGTTTTAGTCTTGATGTGTCTAAAGCAGCAGAAGCACATGTAAAGAATATTGTCATGGATACCGTGCAATCCTTAGTTAATTTAAGTCCTGTTGATACTGGAGCATACCGTGCTTCACATATTGTTTCGATTGGATCTGCTGATTTCGGCGTGCGTGAACCTGAAACAAACCCAATTCAAGATGCAGCAATTCAAGCTGTAAAGATTAAATTGGGCAATTTGGTTTATATCCAGAACAATAAAGCTTATGCACCCCGCTTAGAAAACGGCTGGTCTGATCAAGCACCACAAGGTATTTATGGCCTCACGTTTAACTTTATTTCTCAAAAGTACGGTGGTTAAGATGGCAATGACTTTAGAGCAAACAAGGCAAGCTATTATTGATCGTATGCAAAGCTTTACTGGTATTGCGCAGGACAGAATACAGTATCCAAATGCTCCAGGCTTTAATGTACCTAAAGATGGTGTTTGGTGCCGCTTAACGATTGCAGGTGGTCCCAGTTTTAATTCTGGCATTGCAGATAAGCCATGTACTCGCCGTACCGGTAATATCATGATTCAATGCTTTGCACGTCCCAATTCAGGAATAATTGAAATCACAAAATTGAGTGATGCATTACTTGCTCATTTTGAATATTTCACAATCGAACACTTAGAATGTTTGAATGGCCAATCTATTTATGCGGGTAAAGATGCTGACTTCATTCAATACAATGTATCAATAAGTTTTTTAGTTAACTAAAGCACATAACAAACCAATCTTTCACTACCACCTCATCGGTGGTTTTTTTATGTCTAAAGGAAACACTTATGAGCAATCATGTTTTTAAGCGTGGTGACACATTCAACTTAAATTTGCAGCTAGTTGATACGGATGATGCACTGCAATATCCAGCCAATGATGTACGTCGAGCAATCGATTTAACGGGGTATACCTTTACTTCGCAAGTTAAAACTCTGGACGGAACCGCCGTAGCAACGTTGACTTGTGCAGCGTTAAGTCAAAGCACTCAGAAAGGCTGGCTCAATATTAAATCAGGAACAAGCACTGCAACTTGGCCTTTAGGGCTGTGTCAGATGGATATTAAAGCTGTAGTTAGTGGTACTACGCAGCACACTGAGACTCTGACTTTTCAGGTAATTGATGGGGTAACTGCATAATGGCAAATCTAGTCTTTAAATATTCTTGGGATCATCGGCCTTATCCCTATAACTCAGCTCAAGGTAAGCGGCAATTTATGCTGCCTTTTGCTTCGGGTATTCCAAATTTGACACCCGATATATCTCAAGTACAAGGAGCAGGTACAGCAGCGCAAGGTACATTAACCATTGCTCGTGATGACTCTACACCTGGACGAGTACTTAAAGTTGGAGATTTCGGACTTGGTACGTCTATATTGCATTCTGAAGGAAAGATCTTATATAAAACTGGATTTCAGGGTTTAGCTGGCAGTGTGACAGGCTTAAGCTTTCCACTTCAATGTGTTGTGTTCGGTTGGAGTAATTTAGTATCTGTACTAGGGATTAGTGCTGCGACTAAAAGAATGTTTTTCAATAATATTCCAATCAATGTTGACCCTCAGATTCTTAATTCAGACTGGATTGAAGTTCGAACAACAGCAAATACTACGGTTGATGCAAATGGTTTTGTTAAATCAGCCTCACCAATTGTTAAACTTTTTGCAGGATCTATTGAATTAAATGATTCAGCAAAAAAACAACCAGTCGAATTTGAAAAGATTGATGTGGGTAATTACTTACTCAAAGGGTCATTAGGTTTTGCTCAGGAAGGTTGGTATATCGAAGTACCTAAGGATGCCAACGGTAATACGGTAGTAGCAGTTGAATAT